TTTTCTGCTTGCTTACGCTTAGCATAATCCATATAAGATTCGCCTGGTTTTAGTTGACCCTCAAAGACTTGAGTTTCTTCATTACGTACTGAAGCAAGTAAATCATCTAACTTACTAGACTTCTTTTTCTTAGCAGGTGCTTTTGCCTTTGGTTTTGCAGTTGCTTTTGGTGCAGATGCTTTTGGTGCAGATACTTTTTTAGTTGCTGCCTTTGCTTTCGGTGGAGTTGTTGCACTACCTTCCCAAGGATCAGAAGGTTTTTCAGCTTTCTTTGGTGCTGCTTTTGGTGATTCTACTTTTTTAGTCTCTCCACCTTCCATCTTGCGAGCAACATTTCTCGCTCCTCTAGAAACTGATCTTGCACCACTTGCGACTGCTTTTCTAAGTCCACTCTTTAGTTTGGAACCAATTCTGGAAAGCAATCCTGGACGCTTCTCTGAACTAGAAGATGTAGAGGAACTTGAAGATGATCCCGAACCTGAAGAAGAACCACCTTTTCCTCTTTCATATCCTTTTCCAAACTCTCTTTTAACTGCTCTTGCTCCTCTTACAGCAGCACCAGCAGCATAACCAGCACCACGAGCAACAGCACCACCAACTTTCTTAACAGCAGTTTTTACTTTTTCAACTCTATCACTTTTGATTTTAGTATCATGGCCTAAAGTAACTTTTGCTTCATTTAGTAAGTCAGTAGAAAAATCAAGAGATTCAATCAATAAATCTTCAACTTCTTCTACATCGTATCCCTCCTCAAGACACTCATAGAAGAACTCTTCAACAACTTCTTCAATTAAAGAATCTGAAAGAAGCACGAGTTCATTATCAGTAAACTCATCAAGAACTCCAGAAACTTCAACCATTTCAAGAAGAGTTCCGCCAATCTCCTCAACTGTTTCAGTCAGTTTAGGATTGATCGTGATTTTATTTTCTACCTTCTTTTCTTTAATCTTTTTGTTTGCTTCAACATCATCCATAACTTCAGAAAGATCTTGTCTCCAATTAGAGAAACCCTCTTTCATTCCCTTCTTCTGAGAGATTGCTTTTCCAATTGCCTTACGACGTTTATGGAGATACTTATCAGACTTATCACTATCCCCATCATTATCAATATCAGCATCCTCTTGGCCTACTGGATCCAATGCTTCCTTAGTTACCAATCCAACAACGTTCTTGTTTTTCTTAGTAACTTTATCCATAAAAGCAATACTTTGCTTTTGTTGATTTGCATAATCTTTTCCTTTAGAAGGAGAAAGTCTCTTATCACCAGTCTTTCTTTCAGCAGATGCTGCTCTTCTCATTTCAGGATCAGAACCTTTTACTGCTTCATCTATTTCAGACTCTTCTTTAATTTTATTCTTTTCTCTCATTGCCTTTGCTTTTGCAAGAGTTCTTTCTCTTGCAGCATCTTGCTCAGACTTTGGAATAGCAGTTACAGCACCAAGACGCTCTGCAGGTTTACCGGGAACTGCAGATTCAGCAATGTTCTCCAAGTAAACCTTAGAGAGATCGTTAAGATGAGTCATGAGTATAAGTTTTACTTTTTAACCTTATATTTATTTATGAATTCCTTAATTTGTTTATATCCACTATAAGGTTTTGCTCCATACTGTAGATTTGTTTTGTCTCCTTTTTCAAATCCAGGAGTCATATCAACGGCATGTTTAAAATATCCACCTGTTCCAACGAGTGTGTTTGGTTTCCCAGGAGCTCTCATTTTCTTTTCAACCTTCACTTCAGTATATTCCATCACGTCTCTTATCCATGATTTGAACATACACTCTTCTTCAGTAACACAAATCAGGTAGTTTGTTCCTCTACGAATAATCTTCCCTACAAGACCAGTGTTTAAGTTCTCTACAATATCACCAATTCTAAAAATTTTTCCTTTCAGATAATTTTCACGAAGAGTTTCTACATCATACTTTGGAGCAATCTGCCAAAGTTCTGCAACCTCTTTTTTCTTTTTCTTTGCACCCATTCCTTGACGAACTGCATCAAAGAGTGCTTGCGTATCACCATCATCAAGTGTCTTTGGTGTTCCTCTACGGAATGATTTAAAGTCATCATCAATAACTGCTTTTCTCATTTTGGATGCAGACATTCCTTCTACACCCTCTGCATCAGCATCACGAACACCAGCAGAAATTACACGAATCAAATCAAAGTTATAAAGATCTCCATTGTATTTTTGAGCTAAGTTTTCAAATTCTGCTTGACGATCAGAACCCACAACAATATTAACATTTACATATCCCGATTCTGCGGCTGCAATCAATACATTAAATATCGATTTCATTTCATCATCATTAATAATGTTCTCTTTAAAATCAGGGAACATCTTCTTCATAAACGAAATCTTCATATCAGGGTCTAATGGATTCTTTTTGGGATCCTGAGTTCTTGAAGGATAGATCTTAAGATCTCCATCAGTTGCTGCTTTTCTTGCAGCCTTTAATAGTTTCTCATGTCCTACTGTTGGGGGATTAAAACGACCAAATGCAACTGTTAAAGTATCACTACCAGTATCAACACCACCAGTTGGAGGTGCTGCTTTTGCTGGTGCTTTTGGTACTGGTTCTGCTTTTGGTTTTGCTGCTTTTTTTTCTGGTGCTGGTGATTTTCCTACTGCATCTTTTGGTTGATCTTTTCCACCTTCTACTCTACCTTTATCATAAAATACTAGTTTCCCCTTTTCTGTTTTCGCAACAAATTCTCCACGACTGTCCAACCAACCGCCATGGCCATCACTCTTGAGATTTAACTTCTTCGCTTGCAGTGATGCTTGCGTTTGAGTTGCCTCATTTAGAAATTGGAAAAAACTCTTCATATTGTTTATTAATATACTTTTATTTATTAAATGCCAGTATCACCTATTTTTATTAAATCTTTAAATTCTGGAGTAATGCCAGCAAAAAATTGTGGGAAGGCTGCAAAATCTCCCTTATATCTCAATTCAATATCCAAAACAGGAGTATCTCCTTTCGATAAAGTAAAGAAAACTTTAGCTGCATTTTTAGATAAAGTTTTTTGTTTATCTAAAACCATCTTGGTTTCTTGTCTTGATAGTTTTGCCATGGCTATCATAATACTATGAACATTTAGAACATTTGCACTTCCAATATTAGGTGATAGGTTTTTGTCTACAGTACCAACACCCTCTGTTAAATAAAATCCAAATTCATACTCATCCCAAGTGTCTAAAACATCTAGTAAATTGAGTTTTAACACTCTAGTCAGTAAAACATCAGCAAGATTATCTTTTACATCTTCCTGATTCATAATATCAAGAAAACCTTGATAAAGTGGATTTAGTGTATTACCAGTACTTTGAAGTTTCTTATTTACAAAATCTCTAAAACTTTCCTGAGATGGATCGTTTCCAGATTGTTTAATTAAACCATTTGGATCTTTTAAATCAGATTCCGATTTTAAATTAATTAAAGGAATTGGTTTTCCATCTTTCTTCCTAATAACACGCATATCCCACAAAGCTTTTGCATCTGCTTTATTATTTGGATTCAAACTAGAAATTTTTTTATTTCCGGAGAGTGCAAATCTTTCTAATGGACCACCAGGACCACAAGCTTCTTTAATTACTCCAGCAAAAAATTTAATTCTATGATCATTCAGTTTATCTCTTGTTGATTTAAACTGAGGTCCTTCAATGTACGCAGAGAATGCATTATTAATTAATGTAGGACTTGCTGAATTTGCTTTTGGTTTCTTTTTTAAAGAAATTCCAACAAAATCATTACCATTTAGTTTTAAAATAACATCAGATGAATTATAATCAGACATTCCAAATGCTTTAACTTTAAAAGGTTCAACATCAGGATGCCATTTATTGCCGGTAAGATATACTTTTGATGGAATCTTATCTTTTTTAAGTTTTTGTCTAGTTCCCAAAACTGCAGATATTGATGCAGCAAGATCTCCATAAATGTCTTGTGGACTTTTTGAAGATGTATCAAGATCAATAATTTTGATCATTCCATTTTTTGTAGCATTTCCTGCAGCATCTAAAACTTTATTGCTCTTCAAATTTTCAAGAGCAATAAAGTATAGTTGTTTAAACTTATCAGTATCATTTTTTGCTGCATTCAAATCCGCAGTTGGTACGAATGATAAACCAGCATATAATCCTTCCGATGGTTCAAATGCCATTTATACACAAATACTCTTTCAAGTATTTAGAAGTGGAAGATATCGGACTCGAACCGATGACATCTTGCTTGCAAAGCAAGTGCTACTACCAACTGAGCTAATCTCCCAATTTAAAGATTATAAAACCCACTCAACTAAAAGTCAAGTGGGTTAGAGCAACCTTCCGTGGTTATTTATCAGTCTTCATATCTAGTGTTTGGAACTGATTTACCTGCTCTCCTTGCTGCCTTATTTCCTGCTCCTCTATCTCTAGTTGGACCAGCATTTCCAGCCCAATATGCTGCGTTTTTAGCACGATTAGGACCTTTTCCAACTCTCTCGTCAGCAGGAGCATTCGTCCCACCACGCTTTCTTACCGGATTATCTTTTGATCCAGTTTCATCTCTTTTTATAAGAAGACCAAATGCCTGGTCTCCTGTTTTTGTATGATACTTCTTACGTGGATTTTGTCCTTTTGACTTATCACCTTTTACAACTTCTCTGTCCATAATCGCACGAAGTTTCTTTCTACTTTCAGGATTTCTGATTGCCTCATCAAGTTTCTCTTCTTTATCATCTTCTTCTTTTTCTTTCTTACTCTTCTTTCCCTTTTTCATTTCTTCCTCATCATCTTCATCTTCATCTTCATGCATCGCTTCAAGGATAATATCAATCACTTCTTTATCAAGAAGATTTGCCATCATCCACTGTGCTTCTTCCAGAGTTTCTGCATATCCTTCTGCTTGGAGGAACTCAAGAACTACATCAAAGATATCAAACTCTTCTCTATTAAGTTGCTTCTTCTCATTAGGAGTTAGAGCGCCTCTTTGTGCTCCTCTTGCTGCCTGCTTTGCCTTTACCTTAGGATCATCAGACTTGTGAGTATAACCATGAAGACCAGGAGAGGAAGAAGTAGTCTTACGGAAATCACCTCTTTGCTTTCTAGCAAGGTCTTGCCTTTGCTTTGCCTTTTTAGCATCACCGAAAGTTGATTTCTTCTCTAGTGCAGATGCTCTATCTGCAGCTTCACCACCACCAGTTGACTTAGCAATCTTTTGGCGAATAGGTGCTTCATCATAACCACGCTTTGCCATTGCAGTTGCTTCATCAACTTCTTGTGGAGCATTAATCTGCTGATATGCTTCCACCAATCCTCTAAGATCTTTGATATCCATTTTGCAAATAGTTTTTTATTTATTTATAAAAAAAGACCCCGAAGGGTCACTCAACTACTTGACTGATTGCATCATCAAGGTCAGCAATTACTTCACGAAGTTCAAAGATACGAGGTGGAGTGCTTACAATATCACTCGTGTATCCTTTTTGCGCTTCAAAAAGAACTTGACGAACTGCAGCTGCAGAACGAACATCCATTTCAATAGTTACTTTACTCATAGGTCTCCCTCCTTACGATTTTCAGAACGGTATACATCAAATGCTCCTTCAGGATAACGAGCACTCAGTTTCTCATAGTTCATTTCCATAATCTCACGGAAGTTGGTATCAAGTGCCATACATGCTTGAGCAATGTACCAACAAATATCTCCAAGTTCACGTTTCATATGAAAGACATTCTCTTCGGTATAAGGCTTACCTTGAAGAATAATCTTTTTAACAACCTCAGTAAACTCACCTGCTTCTGCACTCATACCAAGAGCAGCAGTCAAAAGACGAGGAACATCAGCATCATCGTTTGCTTCAAGTTCAGTCATTCGTGCCAGAAGTTGTGCAAAGTCACTGCTTGCAGGACTTGTGGTTTGACGAACAAACTCAATATACTTATCACTATCAATAACTTTTTTATCAGTCATTAGAATTTAAATCCCTCAAATGTTTTTTTAGGTTTCTTTTCTTCATAATCATACTCTTCATCCTTTCCATTGTCAAGGATGTCTTGTTGAGCAGATTGTTCGCAGTCATAAAGACGCATTTTAGCCCTATCAATACCAATCACGAAACGCTTATGAATGGTAGGGTCATTGTATCGATTCTTAAGTTGCTTAACCAAAATTTGACCAAGACCCTCAAGTTCTTCTGTAGAAATCAATGCAAACATTAAGTCAGCAGTTGCAGGAAGACCGAAAGACTCGGAAGTATCAGTTAGTTCCACATCAGAAGATCCATAACCAGAACGAGTTGTCTGAGTAGCACTCACAATAGGCACATTAAACTCCACAGCAAGACCACGAAGTTCTTCTGCGATTGATTTCACGAAAGTATAAGAGTTGATATTACTACCACCACGATACCTTGAAGATGCACAAATATTCAGATAGTCAATAAAGATAATATCTGGACGAAAAGACTTCTTCAGTGCAAGTTCATTCAAAAGTGCTTTAAAGTGGCCCGAATGTGCAGAAGCAGTTGGATACTCTTTAATAATCAGTTGACCTTGAGTTTTCTTTGCAAGGTTTGTAACCTTGTTCTCAAACATCTGCTTAGGAAGTTCTGCAATGTCCTGAATGGGAACATTCAAGAGGTTTGCGTCAATTCGTTCAGCAATTCGTTCCTCCGCCATTTCAAGAGTGATGTACAAAACGTTCCTGCCTTGCAGTAAGACGGAAGAAGCCACATGGCACATAAAGAGACTCTTTCCGACACCCGTACCAGCCAAAGCGATATTAAGAGTCTTATTAGGTAAACCACCTTTTGTAATCTTGTTAAAGTATTCAAGGTCGAACTCAATCTTGTCTTCCTTTTTGTGATAGGATTCATAGCGTTTTTCATAATCTAACAAATAATCATGACCAATATGAGTATCAAAAGATACTGCTAGGGCATCCGATAGAATACTAGGAATACTATCACGATTTTTCTTCTCATCTTTACCATCTGCAATATGGATGGATTCCATAAGAGCAAGATAGATGGCTCGATCTCTACACCACTTCTCAGTAGTATTAACTAACCAATTAAATTCACTGGGTTCATCATCAAGATAACTGATGATTTGAGTAATTTCTTTGAACGAAGTTTCATTAATATCTTGACGATTCTCTATCTCAATACAAAGAACTTCTTTTGTTGCTGGTTGATTATATTCTTGAACAAACTTAAGTATTTCTTCAAATACAATTTTTTGATTCTGATCTTCAAAATATTCAGATTTGATGAATGGAATTACTTTTCTTACATATTCCTCATTATGGAGAAGATTACGAAGGATTAAAAATTCAACTTTTTCCATTACTTATAATGCAAATATGTACTAATAATATACTTGTTATTACTTATTGGTGCTTTACCATAATGAGGAAACATCCACAATGGAGGGAACACAATAAGTTTACCAGCTTCTGGTTTAATTACCAAATCATCAAATACAGTTTCTCCACCTTCATCAACGGTATTTAAATACCAGAAGAATGAAAGAAACCTTCTTGCACTTGGGTGATCAATAACATCAACGTGACAGTCAAACGCATCATTACCATCATTCAAGTATCTTTTAATCCGAAACTGTTCAAAAGCATTTGATTGGGGAAAACATCTTTCATCAACAAAAGCATAATAATCTTTCTTATGCTCAAGAGTTTTTCTAATAAGAATTTGATGAATGTTATTAATCTCTTCCGTTTCTTGATGTATTTCAGTTAAATTGAGTTGAGTGAAGTTTGGTTTCCTTTCATTATCAATTCTTTCTTGTCTGTCTTTAAGACTTTCAAATATATCAATCAGTTTCTCACAAACTCCACTCTCTAAAGAGTTATCATAAACTCTAATTAAATCAGACAACTCAACCATAACTGAATTCTTGTTTAGCAATTTCATCAAGTTGTTGCATCACTTCTTCAGTGAAGTACAGTTCAGGTTCTTTGAGAATCTGTTTGGCATAGATCTTCTTACCATCAATCTCATATCGACCTGCTACATTCTTCCAAAGTCCACCAATCTCACCGAGTTCAAGAAGACCATAATATCGATCAAGACCACGCTCATCATAATAAAGACGAACTTCAACATCTTTATTCTCCTTACTCAGACGCGACTTAGCAGTCTTAGCTTTGATAATATTGCCGACCACTTCCGTTCCATCTTTTTCTTTCTTTTTGCTGAGATAGATGATTGTAGATGCTGCATATTTGAGTCCAGAACCTCCGCCCATTTCTTTCGTTGGTACGTAAGCTCCGATGACATCGTATGTATGATTTGTGACAATGAGCGGTACATTTGCCTGTCCAAGTTTAAGTGTTAACATTCGGAAAGCACCTTTGACAAGTTGTGATTTAGTCATATCACGTACTTGCTTATCGTTCAGTGCATCAGTAATTTCTTTCTCTGTGGAAAGCATACCCAGAGAGTCTAGCACAAACATACAAGGTTTGCGTTCCTCAATTGGTTTTTTAAGATACATATCAACTGCTTTAAGTGCCTTACCACGAAATTCTTCAATGGTAACAACATTAACTACAACAAGACGACTAGTATCAATTCCACGAGATTCTACAAGTGATTTGGTGATAGCAGCCTCAGTATCAAAATAGAGACAATACCCATCGGGATTGGAATCAAGAAAATTCTTAACAACGGCAAGGCTGAAGAAAGTCTTTCCAGTAGAAGACTCTCCAGCAATAGCAGTAATCTTGTTCCCAGATACACCACCAAATATGCTACCTGAAACCAGTGCATTAAAAATGTACGAACCTGTATCAACATAAGTTTCTGTTTCGTCAATATCTGATGCTAACTTAGTGAAGTCATCACCAATTTCTTTTACAATATCTTTTAGAAAATCCATAATTTTATTTTTTGAATGTGTACCAATCTCTAGGAGATACTTTTGCCTTTTCAGACATTCTACCATAATCATCAAGAACTTGCCAACAGGAACTGATTGATAATCTCTTGTTTTTTGGCAAGCATTTGTGAAGAACACCTTGAGGAATGTATATACTATCCCCTGGTGTTAACATTTCATCAATCACTAAATTTAACCCAACTTCGCTGGATTGTGGAAGCATTACTGATCCATCAAATAAGCAATCATAAACTTTCCAATCACACTCACCATCCACTTGCATTATGATGTTGTGGCTTACATCTGAATGTGCATAAAAAGATTGACTTTTATTGCCAAGTCCACAATACAAATGAAAATCCAAATCAACAGTAGGACTTAAGTTTTCTTCAATTTCTAAAGAAAGTTTATTTAGATTTTTATTGAACCTATTCATATTCAATAATATGAATGAATAATCCTTATTGATTAATTCAAATACTTGAGAAACCAAGTATCTAGGTTCTCCACAATAAGGATAATATGCTCTCGATGGAAATATTTTAGATCCACTATCGGAGATAAACTCTACATTATTTAAATAAGAGTATGGATTATTTAAATAGTTTTCCAGATCTTCCCACAGTATAATATTTTCATATTTAAATGAGTCTTTAAACACTTTAGGAGTATTTGGATTCTCCTCAATATGTTTAAAGACTTCAAAGTTCAAATAATTATGCTGCGATCCCATACTCCTCTCTAAGTATTTTTTTGTAAGGTAGACCTTGATCTCTAAGTTCTTTTACCAGTTTGAGTTTGTGATAGAGAGCAGCATCTCCACCAAATCCCAAAGCTTTTACAATAGTATTCAGTTCTTCGTCGTTAACAGGCAAATCCATTAGGAAAAAAAGAGTTCTAGGTTTACGGTTTTTTCTACATTCCACCCAATCGCATCAAGAATAATCTTGAGTGGTTCTAGAAATGCTTTCTCAAATTGTAGGTCATAATCAATGTATTTGTCAAGATTAAGTTCCTTTGGAAACTCTTGAATGAATGAAATAATATTCTCATGAATACTATTTGGTTTCTTCAAGTAGATAAACTTAATCTTCTCACCATTTTGAATAAGCGAATATTTGTTGGTTAGTTTATTCTGCTTTATGTAATGATTAAACAGAAGTGCTCCACGAACGTGAATTGGTGTTCCTTTAGTATAAATGTCTGAAGATGATTGATACTTTTGAACATCAGATGCTGAACGAGGGAATGAGATTTGTTCGGGAGGAAGAGACTTAAATTCTTTTCTTGCATTCTCAATAAACTCAATCACATCATCCTCAGTCCCATTCATCATCAACTTCAGAGCATCCTTAATCATTTTACGACAAGGTGCAGGGGTAGATGATTTAACGGCTTCAATACCCATCATTTTAAGTTTGGGTTCTTCATAACGAACACCTTCACTATCCCAGACATTAAGGATATAACGCTTCTTTGCAGTCCAGATGCCACGATCAGCAATATTTTCACGCTTCATCTGCATCTTCTGGGCATAAGCATTTACATACTCCGCCAGTTCTTGGTAAGAACTCTCAATATATTTTTCAAGTTCCATCGAAGCGACCTTATCAAGGAACGTAACAATGCTTTCAGTAGTTTTCTCTCTTCCTTTGAATACAGTTTGAACCAAAGGACCCATATTAAGGTAAATAGAATCGGTATCTGAAGCAATGACATAATCAACATTATCTGTTTTAAGAATTTTGTTTAAGTAAGAGTTCATCTTACCTTCAATCCAACGAATGGAAACTTGGCCACTCAGAGTGATTGCCTCAGCATTTTCCAGTTTATAATAACGAAAATACTGATTACCAATCGCACCATAAGCAGAGTTCAAAGAAATTTTCTTTGCCATCTGAATATTATTACAGCGAGCAATCTCTTTTACAAGTTCTTTGTTCTTAGTTTTTTCATATTCTTTCTTCGCTTCGATCATTTTCTTTTTGAAGATGACACGATCCTGATACATCTTCTCCATCAGTTCAGGAAGAAATCCACGAATATCCTTTCGGAACATTGCACCATTCGCACACACTGCATAATCATTATACAGTTCAAAACTGATTTGTTGATTTAAAATTTTATCAACAGTTACGGATGGGTGCCTTTCATCAATCAAAGTTTCTGGTGAAATATTATATTGCATAATTAGGTGAGGATACAGTGAGTTAAGGTCAAAGTTCACTACCCAATCGTACTTTCCAGGAATAGGTTCCTTTACATATGCACCAGCATACTTTTCATTCTTCTGAGATTTGTTCTTTGGTGGAATGACAATGTTGCGCTTCTTGAGATAGTTGTAAATAATATTATCCCACATACGCACCTGATAAAATACATCTGCATAGTTCACTTTGGCATCATATGCCATCGTCAGAGCAAGCTCAATCAGTTTCATCTTGTCTTCCAAACGGTCAACAAGTTCCACGTCAACGATGTTGTACTCAATAAACTTCTGCCATCCCTGAGTATAGAAATCCTTGAAGGTATCAAACTCAGAGTGATCTAGTTTTTTCTGTCCAAGTTCAACTTCAGCAATGTAATCCAAACGATAAGATTCTTGTGCCTTATAAGTAAACTTTTTATAAAGGTCAAGATAATCAAGTTGAGTCAATCCACCAACATCAAATGTTGTGTGTTTACGGCCATTGATGAAAACTTCTCCTTCAGTAACAAGTCCCCAGTTAGAGAAACGCTTCATTAGTTTCTCACCAAGAACACGGTTAAGTCGTTTGCAAATGTAAGGAATATCATACATCTGAATGTTCCATCCAGTCACAACATCAGGAACATCAACCATCCAATAGTTAATAAAGTGATTGAGAAGTTCATACTCACTTGGGCAATGATGATAAGTCACATTGCTCTGTTTATTATTAAATGGTCTTACTCCCCAAGTAATAATCTTTTTAGTTGTATAATCTTGAATAGTAATCGCAAGGATTTCTTCGGAACAAGATTCAACGTCAGGGAATCCCTGTTCAGAGGCAACCTCAATATCCAGAGTTACAAGTTTGATTTTACTAATATCAAACTTGATTTCATCCTCTGGATATTTTTCGGAGATGTATTGGTAGATATAGCGATCATTTCCATAGATCTCAAACCCGTCAATCTCATCATATTTCTTATAGAACTCACGACAATCCTTTACAGTTCCAGGATTGATTGGTTCTACAGCTTCACCACTTAATGTTCTATACTTAGAATCTTTTTTAGTTTTTACAAAGAGAGTTGGAAAAAACTCATCTCTTGTCTCAAATCGTTTGCCATCATCTACTCCACGAACCAAAAATTGATTTCCAATCAACTGAACATTAGTATAAAAGCGTTGTGTCATTCTTTAATCAAGTCCTCATATTTTTCAAGTAGAGTTGGGGTCGGATCAGCAAGTGTCAAAATCTTATCCGAACTCATCATAAAAGTTTTTTCCTTTGTATATCCACAAAGAAATGGTTCTAAAGTTTGGTCGCTTCTTACCACAAATGGATTAACCAGTTTACAATCTGGTTCCCCAATATCTGCACCTACTTCTTCAATCTGTGTTATCAGAATCAGATTGTTCAGTAGTACTAGAATTTTCGTCTGCTTTGCTTCCATTTTTATTTAAAACATCGTTTACATACATTTCCTTAAGGCCTTGCACAGGTTCAACCATAGTAATAACCCAATCCGTTGGAACTGGGATGGTTTCGTCTTTGGACAAAGGAATCCACGGATAAAGACTTACACTAAATCCTGCGGTTTTCCTTTCACCTTCTTGCTTAACAAGATTTGGATTCCTCATTTTAACGAGACAAGGCTTTGTAAGATAATATCCAACAACTCTCGAAGTCTCCTCATTCTCCCCAACGACCATTTCTTGCACATCTGCAATAAGTTCTTCGTTGGACTTTAAAAACAAAAGTTTAATGGTCATAAGTCAATCATACCTCCTTCCATTCTACCAACAAAAAAAGGAGGAGTCAACCTGGATTTTGCCAGGTGCTCCTCGCGCCGACGATATTCTTTTCTATTTAGAGATAATCCTTACGTGCATGGTGCTCTGGAACTATTTTCCCAAGTACGATCCGTAGAAGTCCGTCTTCGAATGTAACTTCTCTGACTTCTGTGTCGTCGGATAAAGTCCACGCTCGTTTAAAACTTCTGCTAGCCACTCCCTTGTGGATAAACGTCCTATCCGTTTCGGTATCTGCTTTTTGTCCTTCGACAAAAAGTTTTCCATACTCTGTGTACGCATGAACTTCCTCCTTCTTGAATCCTGCTAATGCGATTTCCAGATGGGATTCTACATTATTTACTTGAATAAGGTTATAAGGTGGATAATTTGTTGAAGTTTCATGAAGATTGAAAATACGATCAAAGTATTCATCCATTCCAATACTGTTTCTTGTGATCTTATCCATCAAAGCAGAAAGATCCGCAGCAGTATATCGTGCAAGGTTAGACATTATGGTAGCTCCTTTAAAAGCGAGTTTGTGTTTTGTGGACCCTTTCGGCATCCATTACTAATTATACAAGAAACGAAAAAAAGAGGAACGGTGAAAACCGAACCTCTTTTTAGGGTGTTCCGACTTTTGTAGAGTGCCGCACGAATGGCACACTAATATTTATTCGGTTTCTACTGCTTTTCCTTTCTTACCAATGTTGTACTTCTGCTCCAGAATCCAATCATTCTTATCTTTATAAGCAAGAACTTTAATCTGGTTAAGTGGTGCAATATCAGTCACACAGTCTTCTTTGACAACCGTAATCAGTCCCCAGTCAGCCAAAAGGCGAACGATACGATTACGACGCTGCACATCATTCACAGTAAGGTTTGCGTGTTTGCCATCAAGAGCAAACAGTTCTTTAAAGTGAACAATAAAATATCTACCTTGCTTATGTAAAATGTGGCAAGATTGATAGAGTTTTTTCTCCTTTCTAGATGCTACTCCGATACGAGTCAAAGTCTCACGCACTTTTAGAAAGTCATCAGGTTCATTAAGAATAACTTCTACCATCTGGTCCTGAGACCAATCGACAGTAGGTTCTACCGTAGTAGTCATTTTTTTCCTCCAATGTCAAGTCGTTGTTTGATGAAAGTTATTTGTTCTGGTGTTAGGATTTTCAGTGCTTGAGATGCTTTTTCATTACTATAACCATAGTATTGCTTTATACATTCTAAGTCCGTGATTTTATCCTTACGGAGCCAGGGAGAAAATCTCTTCCGTTTCCTAAGACTATTTAGATAAAACGAATATTGCATGTCCTTATCGAGTTGATGATGCATATTCATTTCATTTGCATACATCACACAATCAATATGTCCAGATAAACAACGATTAATAATGTATGGTGGATAAGATTTAATATTTTCGGATAAATCCTCCTTTGTGTGGTTGATTGAATTCAACCAATCTTTTAATTCCATTATCTAATAATTTGAATTTCGTCATCATCAGTCCAGAGTTCGACCTTCGTTCTGAACCTATTTTCTTCTTTCAGTTTTTCATATCTTTTTGCGGCTTTCTTTTTCCACCAAGAGATAATATTTTCCAAATAGAACTTATCCCAGTTTGGACCACGAACTAATTCTGTATGTTGACCAAGAATAACTTCGCGGACATTTGAATAACCATATTCACAAAAATATGTTCTCTTCTTTTGTGTAAGATCAAATGCAGCATCAATCACAGAATTGAATTCCTGCAACTTTTCATTCTGACCACACTCTTTCAAAGAATTTCTAATAATAGAAATCATTTTTGTTTGCCGCTTCATTTTTTTAGATGAAGCCTTATTATCAGTTAATGGCGTATTATTGTTTAAGAGAGTAAACCTATCATGAAGTTTATGAAATACTTCATCATGAAGAAGAGGAAGAAACTTACTTTCGGTTAAACCTTTATATCTCATGAATGGTTTGAGACCATCATACTGAGAGGCATCGGTAGTTGAACCATAAAGAGATGTTGTCTCAAAAAGAGCAATATCCTTTTCAAAGACTTCATTCAAAGTCTCACGAGCAAAATGAGAGCAACACAGAAGAGCAAGAAGTTTACCACCAAGATAATTGTATCCAAATGGTTGAGATGGAACGATCACAAATCCCATCGCAGCATGACGATTGAAGATTGAAAGATTTGGAGTTATAGATATTGGATTTCCTTTTTCATCAGTTTTTCCATCAGCTAGCCAAAGATTTCTTGGTTTTGAATTAATAGTAGGAGAACCAAAACGAATAAATCCAAGAACTTTTTGTGTATTTTTTTCAAATACCATCCAACGAAGTTCTCTACCTGGAATATTACTTTCATTGTTATGAGAGGAAACGACTCTCAACAAAGTGTTGTAATGTTCCTGTGGAATACTCTTAAAACGATCTCCAACAAACTTGATTTCAAACTCCATCTCTTCTGGATGAATATCCTCATTGAAGAACTCTTCATGCAAAGGGGCAAGAGTATTTGTGGACTTAATAACCTCTTTCTTCACAAAACGCAAGTAGTCCTCAATATTTCCCATTTGAGAGAAATACTTGACAAACTCATCTGCAGCCCACTGAGCATCTTGTTCAGAAATAATCATTTAAATTCACACTCCACCATAATCTCAGTTAATGCGGCAAGAAGATTTACTTCCTGGTCAGCCACGAACGCACATTGGTATTGATACTTAGCAATAATAAGCACGGCAGCAGGAATAGATTGGGGTGCAAGGCAATCATAAGAGGCGTCATAAACCCTGCGAAGAAGACTGCCAGCGTCATTGTCCAGGTTCCCGACCACCCACTTTCGGACTTCAGGAAAGTTTTTATCTTTAAGATACTTGATAAGATCATTAGTTTTTACATCAGAGAAAGAAGCAAGAATACCAGCATTAATTTCACCACCCGAAGAATATCTTTGACATTCATTAAGAACTCGACGCCAATCTGGAAAGTGTTTATTAATCAGTTCAATCAAGACTTTATTATCATACTTCACACTTTCTTTCTGAAGGATGTCTTGAAGGCGTCCATAAAAACCTGCAGCAAGGTTGGCCTTCTCCTTCCCTTTGATACTGAAGTCCACAACGGCGCATCGGGAGTGGAGAGGTTCAATAATTTTGTTTTTGTAGTTGCAGGTGAAGATGAATCGACAGTTGTTACTAAACTCCTCAATAGACGCCCGTAGGAGGAGTTGTACATCTGAGGTTGTGTTATCTGCCTCATCAATGATGATGACTTTGTGTTTAGCATCTGACGAAAGGCTGACGGTCGAAGCGAAGTTCTTCGCATTGTTTCGGACAGTATCGAGGAATCTACCTTCGTCGGATCCGTTGATGACATAGACATCTACTCCTAACTCGTTACATAGTGCCTTAGCAACTGTTGTTTTACCACAACCAGCTGGACCAGCAAGAAGGAGGTTAGGAACCTCCCCTTTATCTAGGAAATCTTTAAAAGTTTTTTTAGTTGCATCTGGAAGAATGCAATCTTCAATTGTTTTGGGTCGATACTTCTCAACCCACAAAAATTCATCACGACTCATAATGTTTATACCCAATCAGGTTTTCGTTCTGGCATACGAAGATAATTAGATGCAACCCAAGGTTTGGATGCAATATACATCTTGTAAGCAGTAAAAGTGTCAATGCTTGCGTCAAGTTTATACTCATCTGGCATTGCTCTTGCGAATGGAGTTACTTCATTTATTTTACCTTTTGGAAACAAATAATAGGCATCCACTAAAGTTTTGTAACAAGAGTGAGTTTTATTATACCGCAAAGTATATTCATCACACAAGTTTAATCCATGTTTAATCAACCAATAGGCATTGTGAATACTTTCTATAGCCCACTTGGTACAGGGATGATTTCTAAATGCTCCCTTTTCAGTTTTATAAGGAGTATCATCTGTTTTATAGAGATGACCATATCCATGACCCCATTTGTCAGATGCTACAATAGAGAGCATTTGACAGCACTCAAGGGGCATCTTAACAACATGTTTATCGGGCAGGCAGATGGCACTCTCAGCAGGCCAAGGAGAAGTAACGAAGATGTTCATTTAAACAAGATCAGTGTTAATGATTATTCTGTGTCTATGCTCTGAAGGAGAGTGTCCTGTATGAAGTAAATGTCCATCAAAAAATAACAATCTATTTTCTTTAGGAGTAATTTTAGTTTTAATAGTCAAGTCCAACAAGTCCATACTAATGTATTGTTCATAAGAGTAACATTTTTCTTCAAACAATACAGTTTCCGCATCAGAGTTTGTCACATAAAAAACACAAGCAATATGATCTTCCCACAAATCAACATGTGGGGAGTGTTGGTATTTTTCTTGGGAGTACAAAGTTATATCAGCTCTGCACTTAGAAACTTTAGATGCTCCAGTTACTTGCAAAAGTTGTCCAAGAAACCCAGTCAACAATAAAGCAAAATCTTTGTGATTTTGTACTCCATTGTCGATAGCAAAATTATCAAATCCAAAGTTTCCCAAGCATCCATCTTTAGGTGATGGATATATGATATTTTTTTTGTAAAACCAAGGAAAATTGTGACCTTCTAAAAGATCTTTTATTTCTTCAAAATAAGGTCTTGGTAAAAAGTCATCAATTACTTCATACATTGTATGTCGAATCTGGTTCTAATGCGATGTAATAACAGAGATCATGATTCTTACTAGTGAACCTAGAAAGAAGTTTTTGTGAGATGACTACTTCATAAGTTCCAGGAAGAATTTTGATATTCTCTACTTTGAAGTTAAACATAAACTCCGAGTTTGTTTCACCAACAACTTCTTCGTGAGCATTAGAAGTATCATTCTTCTTGTCACGAACAACAAGTTTCACAACACCTGCTTCACCAACAGCCGAAATATCAGGAAGTTGAAGAACAGAAGCAGCTTTAAGGAGTTTATCCAGAACTTGAGTACTCAACTCAAAACAAACATCTTCTGTAGGAAGATTGATCGCTTTATCGGGAGGAGTGATAATAACGTTGGGGTCCGCAAAGAAATACTTTGACCGAGACTTACCTTCTCGAATAACAACATACCCATCGTTAGCAAAATCCAACTCAGGATTTTGGTGAAGACCAAGATTATTCAGAAACTGGTTGAGATCGTAAATACCAAAGTCTTTAGCAAATTCTTCGGTAATAGTTGCTTCTGCCAGAATATTCTTCATCACACTAATCGTGCGAAGTTTATTACCTTCACGAAAAAGAATAGATTGGTTAATAGAAGAAAAGTTCTTGAGAACCGAAAGAGTTTTATCAGAGAGTTTCATAATCAATAAGGAAAGTCAGAAGTAGTGTTTTTGTGAAGGCCAGCAAAGTGATACAGAAGAATGCAATAATGGATTGCCTTCAAAATGTCCATCTTAGATTTACCATTCTTTTTACCAAAGCGAGAAAGATATTTGATGGCATTTGAACGAGTAAATGCTTCTGCATCACCAATACTCTCAATCAAATCAAGAGTTTGAGTTTTAGATTGTTCGGAAGTGTAATGAGAATGATAAGTGCTGGAAAGATATTGCTCAACCTCCTTCAAAGTTTTGTCTTCTTCGTATTTCCAGAACCCATTTTTATTTGTATCTTCAGACATATTCAAATTGAAAGTAATTGTATCGGATGAAGTTGCTCCACTAATGAAAGAATGATTACCAAAGTAACCCAAAATATCATTAGCACCATAACTAGAAATAGTATCAGAAGAATTTCCAGAACTGATTACAGTATCAGTGAGATTGAGAGAAAATCCAGTATTTTTAAGACTATCTTCGTAACGGTCTTCAAAATTTTCAGACATTTTGTTTCATAGCAAAAGGGTAAAGAGAGGAGGCACATTGACCTCCTCATATTCTATCAGGATTGTTGTTCTTGGTCAACAGGCATCTGGAAATCAGCATCCACTTTATCGTACAGTTCTAGGAAGGCTTGTTTGGTTTCATCATCAAAACGATTCACACAAACTTGAATTGCCTTTGCCTTGTCCTGGAAGATGCTGTAAGCACGGATGATGTGAACCAGACGACGGGTGCTGATGATTTCCTCAATACCACCATCGTAGAAGGTCTTGCGGATGATATCTGCCCAGTCCACAAGGCGCTTACAGAAGTCTCGGTCTTCTACGCCAAGATCCAGAGCGATGCCTTCCAGGATCTTCTGCTCAGTGGCAGGGGCAGGATAGGACTGCTCAAAGGTCACAGGGAAACGCTCAAGGAATGCCTCGTTGAGCACGTTGGTGCCGATGAAGCGGCCATCGTCAGAACCTTTGCCCTTAGTGTTGGCGGTAGCAATCACATTAAAACCAGCGGCAGGTTTCACCCAGCGACCAATCTTTTTCAGGAAAACACCTTTACCTTCCAGAATAGATTGAAGACAGAGAATTTTGTTAGAAGCAAGATCGATCTCATCAAGGAGAAGAACTGCTCCTCGTTCCAGTGCTTCAATTACAGGACCATTATGCCATGCGGTGCTTCCATCAATAAGCCTGAAACCACCAATAAGATCGTCTTCATCAGTCTCGATCGTAATGTTTACACGAATCAGTTCACGCTTAAGTTGAGCACACGCTTGCTCAACACTGAACGTTTTACCGTTACCCGAAAGACCCGTGATAAACGCAGGGTAGAAGATACGGGACTGAATAATTTTTTTAATATCACCAAAGTTACCAAACTTGACGAAGGTATCATCTTTATCAGGAATGAGATTTTGTTCGATAGGAGGGACCACTGCGGGTGCTTGGAAAGTACGTTCGATTTCTTCTACTTTTTGTTGTGTCACTTCAAGATTCCATTTACCGCGGCTAACTTTAAACTGATCAAGTTTTTTAGTAACGGTTTGATAGTTAGCATCGTTCAGATTACACCAAGCACGAATATCAGCCCCAGTAATGGTGTTCCCATACAGGTTCTGAAGAGAAGTGCGGATGTAGTCGGAGGAGAGTGCCATTCGTTTGCTTTGTTTCAACCTAGTCATTATAGACCAGAAAGGGGTCCTCCTGGGACCCCTGTGGTCAGTTTGCCAACTGGTTCTTGAGCCCTTCAAGGTACTCATCACTTGCAATGTGTCCAGTGTAACCTGGATAATATTTTTCTACAAGTGCGGGAATACCCATGGCAGTTGTGCTGTTATTACACTTAATCCATACTTCTTTAGTGTCGTATTTTATTACGTGTTCAAGTGAAAATTTAGTTTTCATTTTATATTCGAAACTAATTAAGTTCTCCCATTGCTTTTTGCTTACGAATCTTCTTAGGATTCTTCGTCTTGTCTGCAGAGTAGTTATTATCATTATCATCATCTGGGTCTACAGCACTACGATGTCTTGTGCGTCTTTCTTCATCATCAATCTTTGCACGACTTCTTTTTGCTTCATCAGGAGAATAGGTTCTACCACTGTTGTACCATTCTTTACCAACATGACCTCTCTTCTTAGCATCAGCAGAAGCTTCTCTACGTTTGAGTTTTCTGCGATTTGCTTTGAAATCTTTGAGAGTCATTCCCTCTTCAATAGCGTATGCTTCGGTGATAAATTCTTGAAATGTCTTCATGCTACCAAAGAAATAAATTCTCCTAATACTTTTTTATTTAGTTTCTTAGTCTTCAGAGACTTGACAAAAGCAGATTTAATTTGTGACTTAGTTGCATCATCAGCAACTTCAAATTCAGTATCCTGAGAAAGTGCAGAAGCAGATAGTCCAAAGTAAGCATCATAACCAGAGTTGGTAACAGTAAAACTTTTCAGTTTCCTCCAATCACTCTGAATTTTTTGATACTGCTTATCATTGTGAGAGTGATACATACTCACAAATCGACTAAAGTTGCGGCTTTCAAGAACACGAATGCCAATGAAGTTCATCGTTGAAAACTTATCTTTCAAATTCCTCAGAAGAACATCGGTAAATTCATGATATGCATATCCAAACTTATAGGTTGTCCCAAGTTTTCGATCACGAAGAAATGTAAGTTCAGGATAAACATATCCAGTACCAATATAAGTTTCTGTCGAATTATGACGACGATTTGACTCTTTGTGCCGAATAAGTTGATTTGCTTCACCGTCAGTCAGAATAATACACTGAACTTTTTGCAGTTTGTTTTCTTTTTGAAACTTAGGAAGAATTTGATGAAGAGTGATTAGTGCTTCATTCAGAGGAGTTCCTGAAAGGCAAAGACGACTGGGATAAGTGTAATGAGAACTGTAACTTCTAGCAAAGCAAAAAGCAAGACGCCAAATATTCAGCATTTGATTTTCAAGTTCTTTACCAGAAACTTTGCTGGTAAGAACATTCATCATTGAAAAAGTTTCATCAACGACCAATAGCCCATCCTTTTTCTGATAATGAGGGATACGATCTGCAGAAAGATAACGGTCATTCTCATAATCATACTCACCACGCCGCCACTCATTGGTAAAGGCATAAACCTCAAATGGAATAGATACCTTCTTACAGAACCACACAAGATTAAAGAGTTGTTTGCAAGTATCAAGCATAACATCTGACATAGAACCACTCCAGTCCAAAACAAATACCAGACCATGATTCTTACCATCAGGAATCACAGAAACTTTCTTGAAGAGATCTTCATTGTACTTGTAAGTGTGAAGCCGTGAAGTATCAAGAACACCAGTGCGAGCAGTTGAAGCACGAGCATATTGATCTGCTGCCTTACGGCATTCAAACTCTTTCACAAGGTAGTTAACTTCTTTCTGTGCAGAGGACTTGAACTTCTTAAACTCAAGGTCAGATTCTTTGTAAAGGTTTGCTGGAGTAAATGCCTTATCTTTAGCATATTCATTGTGAAGTTTCTGTTGATGAGAAAAAGAAGAATCGATTTCCTTATGCACCTCAGAATTTTTGCCAATGATAGTGTCAAGATTGACTTGAGGAATCTCAACGTAAATATTTTCTTCACCAGTGTCTTTTACAAGATCACGGATCTTGTCCTCCAAAGATTCTGCAGTGCGAACTTCTGGGTCATCTTGATCTGCAGATGATTCTACTGGAGTTTCTTCACCTTGAGCCGTACCACCATAAGACTCATCACCTTCTTTAGGTTGGGAGTTATTACTATCTCCATCTTGTTCAGAAGAGGAATCATTAGTCTCCACAATTTCGTTAGAAGGAGACTGCGAACTTCCCTGAGTTTCGTGAGAATCAAAGTCAGAAACCTTTTGTTCCTTTTCTTTTTCTTTCTTACAATACTTGTAAAGTTCTTCAGCAGCAATCAAAGTGTCTGCAAAAGTTTCAGTGGCATTGATAAGATCAATGATTTCCTGTTCCTCAGAGTTGAAATTTAAGTTAACGAAATTACCGACTTTGAAATAAAGGTTAGCACGATCAGCTAAATTGAAGGAGGTAACGTCTTCTTCAGAAATCTGAAAGAAGTCTTCTTCGTTCAGTTCTTTATAACCATTAAAGAAAGTCTTAGCAAGTCCAGCATACTTGCGCTTCATCAACTTCTCAATACGTGCATCCTCAACAACATTCACAAACTGTTGAGGAACTTTTGCGATTTCAGTCCAATCCTCATCAGGCGTAAAGAGAGCGTGGCCCACTTCATGACCCACCAGAAGGTCATACACAAGTCCACTTGCCCTTTCCCACAGAGGCAGAGTCAGTACACGAGTATGGACGTTGAAACAAGCAGTAGAGACTTTCTTGTGCTCCACTACAAGGTCTTCAGTAGCAAGCAGTTTGGCAAGTTGGGATTTGATTTCGTGACGGACTGCCATTGGTTTGTTTCAGATGAGGCCATAATAAAACGAAAGGTCGCCCTTTGGACGACCCATGTGACGCTTTTTGAACTGGGCGAGTCGTGCTTTGGCTTGCCTCAGTGCTTGCGGTTTTAGTTTTCGTTTCTGTTCTTTCTTGGAATGGTGTTTCCAGTTTGGGACTTGCATTGTTCTTTGGTGGTTCAGGCCACCATACGCGAAAAACCTTTGACTTTCTCAAACTTTATGACACTTTCAAATTTGTCCTCTAGTCCAGTCTTGTGAGAGATGACAAAAATGTTTGCGTCTTTAATCACATAACGAATGATCTTGAGGAACTCTTCTGTTCCAAATCCATCAAGTGAACTATCAAACACCTCATCCATAATCAGAAGGTTTGTATTGACTGAGTTCTTCATTCTTGCAACTTCTCTCCAAGTAAAGAGTAGAGCAAGGTCAATTCTCATTTTCTCCCCTTCACTAAAAGAAGCATAAGAGAAATCTTCATGAATAGGTGACTGGACGGTTTCGTTGAATTCCTCATCAAGAGTAAAGTTGATGTAAAAGTCCATCATCTGCAAATAACGATTAACTTGCTGATTGATGAGTGGCAAATACTTCTTAATGATTTTGGATTTTACTCCACCGTCTTTGAGCAAACTATACGAAAAATCGTAATAGTTGATAGTGTCCTTTCGGGAAGCGAGTTCGTCGTATGTAGTTTTT